CCCATAAATCTAACATATGAATCAAGAGTGTCAAAATGTGTCACAGGGTGTGATATGTTTGTTGACGGATTACTCTTAGACTTAACACAACTATATGTTGTTGATAATTGAGTCGTTTGAGACCCCCAATCAACATCTAAAGAAATCATACCTAAGTTATTATTCCATCCGTTAAACAATCCAATTTTACTACTTGAGGTTTGTTGGAAAGTTTTAAGATACGACATACAATATATGATAGTTTGAAGACTAACATTATTTGGAAATAATCTTGTTAAAGTATCCGCTAATTCTTTTTCATTTTTATTTGTTAAATCTCCTTTCACTGAAACGTACTTACCAGGACTATTAACAGGATTGTACACTTTAAGAACATTACCCTCACAAGAATTTGTTGTATCTAAAGTATTATCTGCTTTTTGAGAAATTTGTTGTGCCTTAACCGCGTTAGTTGTTCCAGATACTGTTACACTATCTTTATTGATTTTAAGAAGTTCTTCTAACTTAGTAATAAGGTTTTGATTAATACTCTGTAAGAAAGTATCAATTGCTGGCAAATCATAAATACCCTGTCTAATTCCTGTAAATGTTGTTTGAAAATTACCAGGTTGTATTGTATGTTGCACATCTTGAATCATGTACGGTCCATTAAACATTGGAACGTGTCTTAAGTTAAAATACATCGTTGGTTGTAACAAGGCATTACCTAAACAAACAACACTACATTTATAACTTCTTTGTTTATAAAGATTATATAAACTTACGTTTTGTGTTGCGGTTTGTCTACCTGACGATTGGTCAACCATATTCAATTGAGTATTAATTGATTCTGATGTTGCAGTACCATTGTCTTGACTAACGCTAAACGAATAGAATATATTTTGATTTCTAATACCAATATCTACGTTAAACCCAACACATTTATTTGATACCGCCCAATCTTTTTTACCTTTATAATCTTCAATTAATGGATTTTCAGAAGCTCTCCTCATTTCAAATGCATCATCTCTAAATTTAAAGTTACCTTTAGGTAGGTCTAAATATTGCGAAGGTTTACCCGCATAAAAACAAACCATTTTTGGTCCTGATTTTCTATAATCAACATCCAAATATGTTCCCCACATACTATTAGCAAAATCTAATGAACCCTCAGCCTTTGGAATTGTGGTTCCATCAACATCTTGTACGTTGTAAAAATTAACGTATGCTGGTAAATTCATAATATTAAAGTTATTCTTAATAAGAATACCACTAATAAACGTATAAACACTCATGGCTTGGTTAAGAGAATATTCTCCATTACCTTTACCTCCACCAAACATATATTTTAAATCAAAAATATCTAATAAGATAGTGTCACCAATATTTCTTGATGCTCTATCTAAGAACATAATATCCTCAAATAATGTTTTAGTTTTAAAATCACCACCAGCAATCCATTTGTCATTTAATGCTTTAAACACTTCGTAGTTCTCAACTTTACTTTGTTCTCCACTAATAACACTTTGTACTGTACTCGAAGGAATTTGTTGTTGATTTGGTAAAGCTACCCTAACACCTGACAATACACCATTTAAGAAATTATTTTGTAAATCCGTTTCTAAACCAAGATATTGAGTAATATTATTTTTAAATTGTGCCACAGTCATTGTTGGACTCTTTAACCTTTGAGTTGCATACATTTTAATTATTGGCGTCAATAACACAACATTCTGTTCGTTGAACTCAATATTATTATCAATAAAGAAATCAGTAATATACGAACCGTTATTTGTATAGGTAACTCCATTAATTGTTGAGAACCCAACATTGGTTTCAAGTGCGTTCCACGCTTTGGGGTTTAATAATTTAGATTGGGTTAGTGTTAACGTTCCTCCATTAATTGGTAAAGTGCCTTTAACGTAAGGGTTAAAAGTTATCGGGTCAGTAACTAATTGTTGTCCATTATATGAAAGATAGGAATTAAAAATTCTGTAATCATAATTAGATGGATTACCATATCTAAAAATAATATCGTATTCCATAAACGCTCTAATTCCATTTTGAAATACGTCATATTGTGAATTAATTGTTTTATTAAAATAATCGTCTTCTTTTTGTTCCGTACCTTGAGCGGGTACCGTCATTAATGTTTTAAATAACGATTGGAAGTTTCTGTAATTGGCATTTAGATTAACAGGACTTTGTCCAAAAGTTACTGTTTGGGCACTAACATCCGTATTGCTCATTGACTTTGAGAAATTTAAAAACTCTTGTTCAAATGTGTCCAAAATTCTTTTTTCAAAAACGGAAAATACTTCTTCAATTTTTGAATATGAATTTGTGTTTAAAAAATGAATAGGTGTTTGTGGATTCTTAGTATCAATAAAATTAAGATATGAATCAGGACTTGGGAATGCTATTTGATTATTGTCATAATATCCAAAGTTTGGCGCGGGCCATAAACACCTAACAGAACCGTTATAAACACTACTATTTGATGTTAAGTTTATTTTGGTAGTTGGGGAAGTTGTGTCATTTGTCAAACAAGCTCCTGCGGTTTGATTAAATGAAGTTCCAAAAGATGGAACAACAAAATACTGTATTCCTTTCGTATTATCTTTAGGATTACAGTTAATACCTATTTCGGGTGTTTTATTTGGAATCATTACCGACCAAGTTATTAGTCTTAAATTTTTTGTTCCTTGGGTTGCGGTATTAATATTTGAAGTTAGAAAATTATACATCTTCAATCCATTGTTAACACTTTCTTGAATTTCTGAGTCAGTATATCCTTCATACAAATTATATCCATTATAAAATAAGTTGAAGTCGTTAATTAATTTAGGATAAAACCCTATTTGCATATTAACGTTGTCTGTAGTTTCACTTTGTAACACTACAGGTCTATCAACTCCTTCGTATTTAAATGTATAAGGTTTTGTTGTGGTATTAGTTATTGGGTCATAGTTTATAGTATAGTCAAAGTTTTTCCAAACATCTGTTAAGATATCAACTCCAGTGTCTTTGTATTTTTTATATCTATGCCAAACGGAACCATACTTTATCATCCAAGCATATGGTATTTTATGTATTGCACCAAATTTTTTAAAACAAGATGCAATGTAATCTAAGTCAGTTGTTACATTACCGTCAGTTGTTGTCTTATATTTTTCTCTTAAACTCGCTAATGGTAATGAATTAAGGAAAAGATATGCCGCTTGTACATAAGGGTATGGGTCATTAATTTTAGAATTGGCAACTCCATTTTGAATTGCATTAACAAAGTACGGAGTATTCAACATTGATGTTGTAGTTCTTGGTCCTAAAAACCCTGTTGGTGTTGTATAGTCACAATATCCCTCAGTAGCAATAAAATTATTAGGAGTTCTTGTTGTATAAAATGCGGATAACCCTGGTATTGCACCTGAATAAACTCCTGAAACTATAGCAGATAAAGTTGGATTTTGAATTAACAAATAAGAAAAATTAGTTACGGGTCGATTTGTTTTGTAATTATTAACATCTTCAAAATTTGCAATAATCTTTCTTGGTTCAAAAATTTTCAATGTTTTTTTAGTATCATAAACTTGATTACCCGCAGATGTTGAACTTTGATTTAAGTTATTTAAACACCATGATGGGTCAGTAAATGGTAAAGTATCAACAACCATAGGTTCATTAGATGCGTTCGCAATTAGTTTTGCAAGAGCTTCCGATTTGGTACTAAGTTGTGGTATTTTACCTAAATCATTAATACTCAATACACTAAAAGAATTATTAGTGATAGATTTAATATACGGTGTTACAAAGAAATCTCTAATATGGTCTTGATATGCTCTACCTGTACCCATATTTGATATGGTACTTAAAAATTGTTCGTAGTTAGATGCATTTAATCCGTAGTTTTTTAATTTAAAAGTAATATATGGTGAACTCACTCCTAAACTTGTTGTAATATTACTAACCTCAGTTTCAATATTAAGTTTAAGTAAGTCATTAATTTGACCTAAGTTAGCCCTAACTAACCCTGAATAGTGTGAAGTTAAAAATTGTCTCTCCCATATTTCGTAATAAAATTTAATCTCTTCTTTATTCTCATAGGCAATTCCTAATGATGGAAATTCAATTGGATTAATATTAATAATATTTGTATCTCTTTGATTAGCTAATGGAGGCGCAGAACTAGGGTTTTGAAACTTCATTGTTAGTCCTTTCATATACTCTTCCACAAATTGTACCTCAGGCCATTTAGCGTAATTACCTCCTTGTGTTCTATCAATAACTGTTGGGTCTGCGATATATTTTAGTTGGAATCTACCTTTTTTGTCTTCAGGTGTTTCAACAAAAAATTGTGGCCAAGGATAAACAGGAATTTGAGCATTCTCAGCTGCGGTATTACCCAATAAAGAACCTTGTGTTTGTTTTACATATCCTCTTGTTTCAGAACTTGGAGCTGAAGCATCGTTATCTAAAATCGCGGCCTTTCTAACAGGGTCGTATTTTACGTTCCAAGCTTTAGTATGGACATCATCCATTAATCTAATAAAACCTTCAGCGGATGCCATGACAACCGCAATCATATTTCTAACCGTAGGTTTAAACCCAAGTCCAGTATCTTTATCTTCAATCTTTCTTAATAAAGCTTCGGTTATTATTGACTCATATTCCGATAATTTTTTATTTGCTGTTGTTTCTAAAGAAGATATTGTTGCATCAAATTTACCCTCCCCTTCAAACACAAACCATTTTTCTTTTGTTAAACTATAACTCTCTTTTCCATTAACATCCGTCACTTGAATATTATTAACAATTCCAACAAATTTAGCTCGAACTGCGTCTATTGATTCTTGAGTTGGTGTTATAATCCCTGTCTGAGCCCTTGTAGTCTCAACCCAATCAATTTGAGAATCACTTGGAGCTTCAATTACAATCATATCCAATTTAATTGGATTTGGGATTGGAGATGTTCCTTTAACTCCAAGGGTTGTATTACCTGCAAGGGCTTCATTAAATTTTTTAATGTTACTATCTAATAATGATAGTGCATCTGTCTTAGTAGTTTCATTTGTGGTATTAAAAACGTAAACTTTTGTTTTCTTATCCTCTAAATAAATCGCTTTTGGGTTCAAATAGGTATTAAACCATGAACTATTTGAATTTCTAATACTTGAAAAGTATTGTGTTAAAATACCTTTATAATTCCTAATATTAGTTAAAGATTCAACATCAGCCTTTGGAAAAGAATTTGTAATGTTTTGTTCAAACGTATCCAATTTTGCCATTAACTGAATTAATGTAAGTTCGGGTAAGTCTTTAGGTATTAAACCTTTGGCTTTGTATTCACTATAAACTTCAACAATTTTTTGATACCCAATTTCAGTAACTAATTCAGTAACAACTGCGTCACTACTATTAGTATTATTGGCTCCAATCGCAGCTTGTACTTTTGATTGGGACTCATTTGCTTTATTTGAAGTTTGAGGTGTTACTGGTGTTTGTGAAAAATTAAACCTCTGAGCATACATGTGTGGTGTTGCCAATAAATGTCCCATCGCAACCTCATTCAATATGTTAAATTTATAACCTTTAAATGTTAAAGTTATTTGATAATTCCCACTAAGCGAATTAAATGCCGCATGAAACTTTTCTAAATTAAGTTGATATCTTACCGCCTGGCCATAAAACCCTTTAAGGGTTAAGTAAAATGGTGGATAAGGTAAATTAAAAAAGGCTGAGTATGGTGAATTATTTCCTAATTGAAATAACGCTTTACCCTGAACATCTTCCAATAGCATTGTTACTGAAGGTATGAATGAACTATTGGTTGTAATATTAATACTAGTAATACCTAACAACCCATTATCTATTACATTTGCCTCATTGGCAACACTATTTGTAAAAAATGGTTTTGCTCCTCCGCTAGGTTGTTGTCCTATCTGAGCTGGTTGGTTAGTTCCATCAAATTTAGTTGCATTTTGACCAGTTAACTCGTCGTAGTATCCTGTACCTAAGTAACTATTTTTAGTTGGTTTAAGAAAATTAAGTTTTGCGACAGAAATTGTTTGTAACCCACTATCTTCAGGACTAATACCAACCGCTAGTTTTGTTCTTGGTAAAACATCCGCCTCTAAATTAGCATACATAACTAAGTTTTCATGGTCAACTAATCTTTCTTGAATTTTTCCATTACTAATTGTTTTGTTTGGGTCGACTAAAATAAGGTTATTATAGTCAAACTCAACATATATGTCTCCACTCTTGTCTGGTGATAGGTTACCTGCCATAATAATAAAAATAATTTTCTAAAGCCGCTTTATAGTCCTGTAAAGATGGTAGTAATGGGAAAGGAATAGTCAACACCGCTCCATCATATATATTGTTTTCAAGTCCTCCAAATTGTGGATTTGCTTGAAGTATTAGCCAACTAAACACAGGTGAGCTATAATATTCTTGTGATACCTTATCTAATCTACTTTGAGCAACTTTATATATATATGACACATCAGTTGCTTTTTGAGGTATGTAAACATATGGCACAACAGTTTGCTCACCATTAATTAAAAAATCACTATATCTATTCCAATATTGATATGCCATTAGTTTAGTTTTGCTTTAGATATGTATGCACCTGTTGAATTTCCGTTAATATCATTCCAAGTGTTATTATTTGTATTTTGATTTGTTGTTGCTCCCAATCCTTTAATCATATTTTGTTGTGAGGTTTTAACTTGTGCGGCAGCTGTGTTTGCGATAGTATATGTAAATACTCTTTCTTTTTTATCAAACGGTGTGTATACCAAGAAGTTTTTTAACTTTGTTTTTTCCATATTTTCAATAAACGCCTTAGTTATATTATTCTCACTTAAAAATATTGGTTTAGCAGTTTGTTGCCAATAAGCGTCAAACACCGCTTCAATATTATCTTGACCACCTTTAATGATAGATGCATTACCAATAATATTACCTATTAAGGCCTTTTTAAATGTTTCATATTTTTTTTCATCAAGAACATCTTCAGACATAATCATATATTCTCTTCTAAATGAAAAATTATCAAATGATAAGTTTGTACTAAAAGGTAAAAAAACTTGTTCAACCGTAACCTCTTTAGACACTCCATCATTTGTTTGGAAAACTAACTTGCCTTCATACTCAATTTTATCATAAATAAACTTTGTATTTGACCATATTGCTTCATTAAACTCTCCAATGTTTATTTGTACTTTTTTAATATCCTGAATCAATTCTTGTAATGTATTTGTTACAGTAGAACTAGTTGCCACCTTAGTTGTACCTAAAGTTACATATACTTTAACATTACCTGTTTTACCTTGTAACCCATCAGTACCTGTATTAGGTACACCATCAAAGGCTATAAGATTGACCCTACCTAAACTTTGAATGTAGCTTTGTTCTTCGGTTGTAAGTTCTTGTATTATTTTTGATACCGCATTTTGGAAAGAACTTCTTTTATTTTTAACAAAATTAAAATAGTTGTCTTGAACTGTTTTTGTTAACCTTGGTGAAAATCCTCTTACAGTATTATTTATAAATTGTATAAATGGTTCATTTCCGTCTGTGATATTTTTTTCAAACGTCCCAAATATTTCATTAAACCTTTTTTCAACATTGGATGGTTTACCAAATAAAACTACAGGTGCAGGATTTACAGTACTTCCATTAACATTAAGGTTTCCTTGGGTGTATGAACGTTGTAACATCCATTGTTGTCTTACCGCATTATTATATTGATTAACAGTTTCTTTTGTTTTATTAACTACTGTGGTAAAATATGTTTGAGTATCTGTAACAAATTTTGCCATAAAATCAGAATAACTCAGGGTACCTGTTTCGCCATCATTATTAATTACGTTAGTAAGAATAGTTCCTACAGTTCCATTATTATTTTGTCCTGCATTTGGAACCGCTTGATTTAGTGCTGGTGCCGATACCGTATCCTGTTTCCAAAATTCCTCATCTAACACTTTTAAGAAATCTTCATTAGCTGTAACTGTAGACCTGTCGTCATAAATTTCAGTATTTGCATAATAGTTAAAACTTAAAGCATTTTGCAATCTATCAACCGATTCTTTTAATCCACTACCTCCAACAAAGTTGAATCCCATAGTTACGTTAGCAATCATTGGTTGTACACCAATGCCTTCAGGGTTAAGGTCTAATTCCTCATAAGTTAATCCTAATGATGTTGGAATAATTTTGGTATTATAAAAATCACCAATTCTTAATACTAATACTGGTGGAGCTCCAAATGCAGTGTTAACAGCATTATTATATTCTAACACAGGTGCCCCACTTGGAGTGTTCTTCTTAATTGTTGGTATTGTATTACCTGGTCTCATACACTGTTGTAAGAAAGTAAGTCTTGTATTTAAACCTTCAGGTGTTGTTGAGTGAAACGCTGGTTGGAAGAACTTTAACTTATCTTTCAAGTTATCATACACCATTGGTGTTTCCGTTTTAATTGTTTCAAAATAATCACACTCGGATAATAAATTTCTTAACACTCTTTTAGTGATATTATCTCTTCTGATACGTTGTTGAGTAACTTCTTCCGTTCTAACAGTAGTTGTTACAACATTTCCAACTAAAACCTGAGTATAGTTTGGTGGCGGTGGTGGTATTGGTTGTGACAAAGTGCTTTCTGTTTTTGAAATGTACGCCCTTCTACAAGCCATAGAAGGTATTGTATAAATGTCCTTTGAGCCTGATTGTGTGTCTCCTCCTTTGGCTTGAACATCTTTATCTGTACAATTATATGTGTCTCCCGCGGTTTTTACGTTTTCCAAAGTATGTGGGCTAACATCATTTTTTTGCTTTATTGTAGTTGCCTTTAATACTTGAGCTACGGGAATTGTAGTCTCCTCCCCCTTAGGATTTCCGTCTTTAATTAGTAATCTTTTGCCAAAAAATTTAATAGTATTTGGGTTTTCTGCAAAAAATTTAGTAAGTGACTCGATTCTTCTTTTTGATAATTCTCTATTATAAGATATAGTTGCTGGCGCAGAACAACTAGAATCAATAACAATAGTAACTGTACCATCAGGATATTGTTCAAATTGATTTTTTAAATCCTGAGCCATAGCCTTTAAAACATCATAATTTGGTGTTACAGTGTCACTAAAAAAAGTACCTAAATTGGCAGCACGTTGTCTATATATATTAATATTATTTTGGTTGGTATATCTCTTATACTCAACATCATAGTTTGGTGCAGTATTTGGTTTTGGATAATCGTTCTCAAAATACGCTCCAATATTTAAGTATTTATCAAAATATTCTTTACCTAAAGGATTAGATTGCGCAACAACTGTTGCACCTTTTGTTGGAGCGTCTTTACCTGTTTGAATAGTTTCTTTAATAAATTGAAGCTCCTCTTTTGTAGCCTCTTTGGAAGTTATAACATCTTGTAAGTAAGATAACTCTCCAGGAGGGATTGTATAATATTTTTTAGCAAGTTCATATAGGTCATACTTTCTACAACCAGCAAAGAACGAATCTAAAATACCATCAATTCTAGCTTTATTAGTTTCATTGTTTAATACTTTGTTAACAATAACATTTAACACAGAAGGATGGTCAACAACAATTTTCCATGTTAAACTTCCAGTTCTTGTTGTGTTTTTATATGTATATATAGGTTCAGGCCTTCCTAAGAAATCATGTCCATTCCAATTGGGAGTTACAGACTCACTAAAGGTTAATCCGTATGGAGGGAACCACATTACTCGTCCACCATTTGGACCTCTCTCACATACCGCTAAATCCGATACAGAGTTACCTGGAGCTCCTGTTCTCCAAGCTAAATTTTCCAATGAGAACATATATTTTTTTGCATAACCCGTATTACCCGCTCCTCCTATTATGTTAGTAGAGCTATGTCCTCCTTCCATTTTGTTTGGAGCAATGTTAAGGTTGTATGTATTGTCTAATACTGAATCGGAAAATCTTCTACCGTTAACCGTAATACCATCAACTTTTTGAAGGTCATTGTATTGTAAGTAAGGTATATCTTTGGCAAATACTCTACAGTATTCAGTTCCAACTTCTTGACCAATAGCACCTGTGTATTTATATACTCTTGAACCCTTAGTCATTTCTTTATATCCATCATGGAAAACTTTACTCACTTGGTCAATCGCATTACCTACGTGTTGTAGTCTTCTACCTCCTTGAGGTTGGCTATCAATGATTCTTTGTGTTTGGTCTAATATTGAACCTTGTTTAAATGTTCTTTCTGTTGACTCGGTTGAATTGTATGATGATGGTTTAAAGTCTTGGTCTTCGTTAACAATCAATCCACCGATACCGACTGTTTTACCAGCATTACCTTTATACTTAGGAGATACCCATGTAAATCCACCTTCAATACCACCACCATTTGAATATGTAGGACCGTTGGCTCCTAATCTAATTTCTTTACTTGGTCCTTCATATAATTGAGCTAACTCAGATGGTCCATACACAGGAGATTGTTGTTCTTGTCCAAACGCATTTACAGGAACATCACCACCAGGTGAGAACACTCTTGATGGGTCAGAAGTTAAACTACCAATATAAAAGTTGCTATTATTAGTTAATGTACCCGTTAGAGCTCCACCTAATCTATCAATTAAAGTTCTTTCGTAATGTGGTTTGTATTTGTTAAAATCAATATTTTTAAATAAACGAGACTTTTGTCCTGCTCCCATGTTGTTATACATGATTTGAGAACCTGTTTGTCCACCACCTAATAACTTATTAAAGAACTTACCAACAGTACTTTGTTTAAATGCAAGTGATAACTGTTGGATAGTTGTTGGTTGACCTGGATTAACTGTTGGGTCAAAATAAGAACCTGGTATTGTTGAAGTTGGTAATATACTTCCTCCTAATCTTAAAGCGAAATTAGCCGCCGCTAAGATTGGATTTGCATTTACCGTAATTGTATAGTTTGGTTCCAATAAAGGAACGTTACCTGAAATGATATTAACTAAGTCGGTACCACTATTAACATTTAAAATATTAGCTCGTCCAATAGTATCTTGTCTAATCTGAGCGGCAATTCTTTGTTCAAAATCATGTCTAAGTGTTTGTGCTCCTAATTTGGCAATAAATGAATCTTGACTTAATGAGCCATTACTTCCACCAGGGTTTTGGGAAAGTAAGATTGATAAAGGACTATAGTTTGATGGTACAAACGTTGTTGGGTATGGTTGATTGTTGTAGTTGTTTGTTGTTTGAGGTTTGTCTAACGAACCAAAGAACTCAGCACTATCTAATTGTATTTGTCCACCGTTAGAGAATACGTTAAGTGGTTTCCACTTTTGTGATTCAGGTAATGATTGAGCAACAATGTTGGCATCTTGAAATCCATACTCACCGTCATTTGACTTAGTATTCATTAACCCGCCTGGGTCAGGAACTTGTTTGTATCCACCTTCATTACCCCATTGGTTAAGAGGAAATAATTTGTTTGCAAAAGATGGCTCATCAATTAATTGGTCAGGACTATCTTGAACCGAAGTATCCGATTGAATGTATTCTGTATTAATAGGGAGCGTAGGTCTGTTAGGGGACTTAGCATAAGGTGTTAAGTTCCTAGTTATAAGTTTCTTTCTAAAACCATCCGAATTTATAAAATCTAAAGGACTTCCCATTAATATCTTTAATTAATAAATAGGTTAAGGACTATTTTTTGTTTATTGATTTCCTACCCTTGGAATATAATTACTTTTAAATGGTCCGTTTGGTGTGCTAACATTGATAATATATTCTTTTGTTTCCGTACTATTCCATTTTTCAACCAACATTTTTGTAATCTCTTCTTTTTGAGATGAACTTAAATTTTCAGCACCTCCTTTAAAATCAACCGTTATGTTGAATGACCCTCCAACTTTAACCTCAGAAGAACTTTTACTTCCAAATGGCCCACCGTTACTACTAACAACATCTCTAACTTTAGATGAAGCGTTGGTTCCTTCAATTAAACTTGAAATTGGTCTGTTTCCATCACCAGTGTTTCTAGTTGTTTGAGTTTTAGTTTCACCTAACATTTGGTCGATAAAACTTCTGGCGTTTATATCAATTGCATTTTTATCACCTAACTGTGAACGTGTTTCTTGTAATGTTTTTATAATATTTGCTTGAGCATCCTTACTTAAACCCTGTAATTGAACTCCAGCTTTAGTTAAATAATTTGATAACGCGTCTGTTGTTGAAACGTCTTTATTTGCAATATCTTTAAATAATGATTTTACGTCGTCAAAAGAATCGGTAAGTGTATCTCTAACTTTTTGTGGAGAACTAAAGTTTTTAGATAATGCTCCCGTTAAACTTGAAGATAATTTTCTAATAGCTTCTGAACCAGTTAAGACATCTTTTTGTGTTACCGCTCCCCCTAAAACTGCAGACTTAATTGCCGAAACATTACCAGCAATATCCGCGCTAATAGTCATTTGAGATTTTGCAATCTCTTCCATTGTTTTAGGACCTTCTTTTTGTTCTTTAATTAACTTATCAAATTCGTCTTGAGTAAGTTCAGAAAGTTTTCTTGTTTCTAATTCTCCTTTTTCATTTGTAAGTTTAACTTCATACTGTCCACCTTCACCCATTTTAGCAATGTTTGCCAAATATTGTTTGTCTTCTTCACTTCCAAGTTTAAGTCCTGCAGCGTTAATAGATGAAAGTCTTTGGTCTAATTCAGCCGCGGCTAGTCCCATTTTACTCATCTCTTTAGCACTAACACCAGTTTGTTGCTCCATCTCTCTAAGAGTTAACACACCTTGTGGGTTAATCTTGAAAGTTTTTGTTTTTTCGTCAAAATAGGTAAATTGTTTTGCAACATCTGCCAAACTATTTTGAAGCCCTGATGGGTCATTGATAGATTGGTTCATTAATTGGAATGGGTCTGCAAGAGCTCCTGCACTAACGCCTAATCTTTGAAAAGCCGCGGCTACTTCAATAGCACCTTCAGGATTTAATACTTTATCCGCAAGTCTAAACGTTTCCCCCATATCAAACCTCAACATTGAAGCTTGAGCCGCCATTTTGGTTAAACCTTGAACCCCTCCCTCAAATTGGTAACGATTCATTTGTTCCATGTTACTTCTAACGTCCGCCATCACTTGTTTGGTGTTTCCACCTATACTACGAACATAGTTAACTGAATCTTCTAATTGTTTACCAACTTGTTCAATTCCAACACCAACATTTAAAAATCCATCTGCAATTTCTTTAACACTTCCACCAATTACTTTAGTACTGGCATATAACTTCTGAACATCTTCAGTATTTGCAACAACGTTTCTTCTTGAGGCTTCTGCAATTTGACCAATAGTTTCACCAACAGCACCTAAATCTCCACCTAATCTAACAACATTAGGAAGAGCATCTGTAAGAGCAACTTTAACTTCATTAATTCGTTCTCTACTCTGACCAAACGTATTATTAACTTCACGAGCAACCGAACCAACTCTTTCAAACGCGTCAACAAAATCGGCAGCATTTAAAGTTGCCGCATTTTTTATTTCATCTGCAATTTGTCCTGGGGTCTTTTGGGTTTCGTCTGCCATAATTTTATTCTGTTAGATATTATATAAATACAAAAGGACTGATTTTTCAGTCCTTTTTATTGTCTTCAATCCATTTATCTAATAAATACTTTCTCATAAAGAGTGGCATAATTAGAAAATCTTGATACGATATGTTTAATAGTGTCGATAAATAGTAATACTCATCGAGCTGACTTTTCCTATAATCAGAAGAAAGGACGAAAAAAGTCCACCCCAAAACCAACATTAACTGTCAATCTATCTCCTGATGGGGTCATTACTACTCTTGTCATATCCAATCTTGGCTCATTCTCACTCATAAAGTTTCTTATGAATTTTGAATCAGCAATTGGCATCTGCTCTATAAATTTGGCGATTTCGCCTTTATCGGTTGAACCGTTTGCTTCAACAATTTCTTTTTGAAGTCTTAATGTAATCTTTGGGGCCACTCTACCTACAGGGTATGAATCAGCAATTCTTTGGTTTTCTAAAATTTCACCATAAGTCATTGGTTTTAACTTAACCGTTGTTTGTGATTTTGGTAAAGTTGTAATAAACGTACCATCTTCATTTGGTGTTTGTCCTTGTAAAATTGATAATTGTTCTAATGATACAGTTGTCTTAAATGATTTTCTTGTTGTTGGGTCAGTTAATGTAACTTCCATTTCAGGACCAAACGCCGTGTTTCTTAAAAAGATTAAGATAGCTTCAACATCACCTTCTAACATCTCCTCAACTCGTAAGTCTGGTTCGTAAATTTTAGTTCTTAAAAGATTTGGTGTCATATCTTCACCACCAGCCATTAGTAAGTTTTCATCATTGGCAGTTAAATAACCGACTTTGACTGATTTCTTTTTGTTTTTGTAGAATATACCTTGAGATGGTAATGGCACCACGTCATGAGGAAGGGAGAAATTTGCCTGTCCGTATTCTTTTGATTGATTATCCATATAAAAAATTAACCGTAAAGTTTATGTGCTTTACGGTTAAATATAATAGTTCTAAATTTTTTATAAATAGTATTAGTAAACTAACACACATCTATCCATTCTTAAAGTTGCTGCGATTGTCGCTAAAGCATCTGTATTGTAGGCCAATGCGTTGAAGTTAACATCTGTCAAGAATGTTCCATAAAGAATCCATTTCTCAACAACAACTCCTGTTGGGTCCAACATCTCAAGGTCAATATCTTTCTTATAACCTGCAGCGTATCCCATACGGCCTGTTACTGATTCCGCATGTAAACGTACCCACTCCATAAGAGCTTGTGACGCAGATGGGCCAATTGGGTCTCTAAAGACTACGTTAATTGTTTGCCAGTTGAATCTACCTGCAACATAAGTTGAGGTGTTCAAAAACGGAATTTCCGTTGCTGCGATTGTGATATGCGGTCTAGATGCAGATTCTACAAACCACTCATTAATTCCTAAACTTGATGGAAACCTTAAAATGAATCGGTTTTGACGTTTCGGTTCATAAGGAATCGGCATTTTCATCAGTAAATCAGCCATATTATTTAAATTTTGTTTCTATGTTTATAACGATAAATATATCCTGTTTCAAAAATTTTTCTATTTACTTAAATTTTTAAAAATTGTATTCTTAACTAGACTTCTTTTTTAATGCCTCCAGTTGTAGAATATGTTCTTACTATATTATCTGGTTTATCTTTAAAATGTTTTTTCATTACTTCTATATTCTTTGGGTCATCGTCTGAAAAGCCTATAGATGGTTCTTTAGGAATAAAGTTATTATTAACATCATTCTTTAAAAAAGCCTTTTTGTTTAATACTGCAGCCATTCCTTTAATATAACTTACAAAATCATCCATTGCACGGACCTTCGCCTCTTCAGGATTTTGGGCTCCTTTTTCATCACCAAAAGAAACGGGGTGGTACTTATTAAGTTCTAAATATGACTTGATTAGTTCATCATCACTCATTTCATCCTCATCAGTAAACGACCTATATTTTTTAAGATTTTTAAGAAGTTCTTCTTTATTTATCCCATTATAATCATTTATGATGTAGTTATAAACGGCTTGCTTTAAAGTATTTGGATTATGTCCTCTTGCAGTAATAATTGAAAATATTGAACCATTATTAATTGCTTCTCTAAAATCATCAAATGCTGGTCCTTCTTTGGCTCTCATTGAGTCGATTAAAAAATCTTTGTCTCCCTCAGTTCTAAAGTTTCTAAATGGGTCGTTAGCAAAACCAACAATTTTCTCACCTTTATATTCAAAAGGTTCCTTACCTAAATGGTGTCTATGTTCCGCAAAGTCATCAGTTGACATACCTACTTCATCACCGTCTTCTGTTTTAACAATGATTTTTGTTGGCATGTGTACAATATTATCGTCCCAATCAAATGCATAATATTTCATGTCTGGTGAACCCTTATCCTTAAACCCCTCTATTAATTTTTCTCTCATTTGGCTAAAGGGGGGATTTAACTCCCCCCATAATTTTTATTAGATATTTTCAAACGAAGCTCCTGTTGGAGTGATGAAGAATTCAATGTCGATGAATTCTAACGCCTTCGTAGGTTTTAAGTAGATTTTACCTGTTAAAGTGTTTCTATCTAAGTCTTCAGGTGTTGAAGAAACTGTTACACGGAAATCGTATAAACCTCTGTCTCTTCTGATTGAATCTAAAATAGGGTTAACACTATCCAAGAATTGTTGTCTAACGATTTGGTCGTTTTGTTCGAACAATAATCTTACCGCTACCGCTGAAATTAATTTACGAGCTTGTAATAACAATCTTCTTACGTTCAATCTATTCAATGCTGAATCAGCTACTTGTAATGTTTTGTTACCCCAAATTACTGTACCAACGTCTGCGAATGTTGCGATTGGGTTGATTCTACCTTGATAAAGAGTATCTCTATCTTCTTGAGTCAACTTAACTCTCGCCTTGATTGAATTTACAAGACCTCTTGTGTAACCCGCTGATGCGAACCAAGGGAATGCAATGTTATCTGTCAATGCTAAGTTTCTTACAACCTCACCTGTTGGAGGTAAGTAGATTTGTGTATTATTAACAGTATCTCTTACTAAAATCCATGGGTAGTAAGTTGCTGTATAGTTTGAGTCAATTCCTGTATTATCTAAGTTGTCAACTGCCTCTTGTGGATAAATAACATCTAAAGAGTTAGTTCCGTCTGGAGTGTACATTAAGTAGTCAGGAGTTGTTGCGATATAAACAGAGTCAGCTCTTGCGTATTGAACCATTTGAATTGCTTCCTCAACAAGATTTGAGTTATTAACATAATCAATACTTGAAGTTGCAAATATGTTAATGTTTGTAGCTTCAGGGTTAGCGAATGTTAATATACCAAGTAAGTAAGCGTAGTAGTCGGTGTTTGCAAAATCTTGAGTATTGTTTTGTATAACAATTCTCTTGAATAAACCGTCACCTGTTGCTGTTGGGTATCTTGTAGAAGACGAAGCTCCTGCTAAGTAACCTGTCGCTCCTAATTGGAATCTATCTTGGTTAGTTCTATATTCTCTATAAACATCCCATCCGTCAAATCCACCCGCAAAACATATTGTATATTTTCTTGAGTATATAAAGTAGTAAGGGTTTTCTTGAGTTTCAGGGTCAAATCTGAAATCAGCGACTCCACACTCGAAAGCAGTTTCACCACTTGTTTGGAATGAGTTAGCTATTGTAACTACAGTCGCTCCTGAGTCCATGTGGAATCCTTTACTTAAGTAGTTCCAAGGTTCACCTGCTACAGGTAACGCTGAACTAACCCAGTTAGGAGGATTTTGTCTACCTTTAAATTGTAAGAATGCATCGTCAATACCAAATTGAGAAGAGAAACCTAAGTAAGCTCTTCTAACAATATCACCTGCAGATTCAGTTGCGTTTGTTGTTGAACCAAATGGAGGGTTGAATACAACCTCACCTGGATAATAATATTTAGTTTTGAATTTAGGTACTGGTGAAATGTTAGCCGTTGATTCATATTCTCTTTGAGTGTACCCGTAGAATCCACAAGGGATTGCATCTATTGGAGCCTCATCAGCTAATTCAATCATTATATATCTTGAAATTAAAGCAAATTCACCGTTAGATGAACCAATTTTCTTAGCAACAAAGTTGTTTGAAGCTGGGTCCATATTACAATTTGTGAATTTCTCAATTACAACAGGATTAGCGTCTGTATCAAAGAAGTTTCTAACTAATACGTCAAATGTCATATTGTTAAATGATAAGTTTGCAATTGAAACTTTAACTTCTGTGTTAGCTGCGTCACCATCAGAAATTGAAATGAATTTAAATAATCTATAAACTTTATTACCTCTTAACTCAGATACTAAGAACGGAGTTTCAGGTGATTGATATTTTTCAACTTTATAAGCGATTGATTGTGTATTTTCGCTTCTTGCATCTTCTAACGCAACTAACTCAGGATTAATACCTTTAATATAACCTTGGTTATATGCATAGTTTAAAGAACCTGGATAAATTTCTTCAACATATAATGGAACCTCATTTCTTGATTTTCCAAAATTATCAACACCTAACACTTTAGTTATAAACTTAGGAGACGCCGCAGATAATGAAGTTTCAAAAGAGAAAGTATCAGAATCTTTAGTAATACCTGAAAGTAAGAATCCTTCATATGGTGAATTTGTAATACCTGAATATTGTCCTGTTGCAACTAAATTAACATCAGTTAATCCACTTACTTCGTATATAGGACCGTGTTGACCAAGGTCTGCGTTGTTTGAATATAATGAAATACCTCTTGAACGTAAAGTTGCTACAACCATGTTGTTATATTCACTATAAGCAGTACCTGAGAAGTTGAATACATCTCCTTCAATAGTTCCTGTATAAGTTGCTCCACCGTCAGTTGTTGTTAAAGACGTTACAGTATAATAGAATGA